TTTGATCATTGAAACTTGTAGCACCTAGCCCAAGTGAAAATACAGGGATCTGACTTAATGTTACTACCCCTGAAGAACTAATCGCTATAGCGTCAGTATCACTAGCAGAACCTATATTGCCAGCGTTAGGAATCACTATATTACCGCCAGTGGTCATTAGACCACCGCCAGTATATGTACCACCTACTGTTAAATTAGTTCCAACTTTGAATGTTGCTCCGACTTCTAAATCTGTGAAGGCATCTACAACTGCTGCTCCACTTCCTGCTCCGTCTGAGTAAACTACTTTTACTTGTCCGTTAGGAATAGTAACGTTAGCCCCAGAGCCTTGAGAAATATTAATAGATTGACCACCAGTTGTGGCATTTTCTATTATCCATATTTTTGAAACTGTGTTTGGAGCCAGTGTTAAAGTTCTTGTAGCACTTAAAGAAGCTCCAGAAGTAACTTTATAATAAAGACTACGAGCTGGGTCACTAGTGCCATCTCCTATGGTGCTAGTTGCGTCGGCGTCGGAAGAAAATGCAGCTTCTGTTGCGTAACTAAACGCTTCTGCTATTAATTCTAAGTTGGTGTTAGTAGAATCTCCCCAAGTTCCAGACTCGTCTCCTGTAGCAATTTCCTTTAATCTTAAATCATTTACATATGTTGCCATAAATTATCCTATGCTGCTAAATCATTCCAATCTGGAGTTTGTGTTTCGGTGATATCGTTCCATGTGCCAGACTGATTATCATCTACAAGTCCCCAATTAGGAGACTGTGCGTCTGGGACTTCACTCCAAACGAGAACTGAGCCTACGGCAGCTGTGATTTGTTGTCCAACTAAATCAACAGTTCCTTTAGCAATTATACTTATATTTCCAATAGAAGCTACTGCTGCGGATGGTGCGGTTATTGTGACGTTTATTTCTAATAGAATAGTTAAAGTGCCTAGTCCACTCGTCATACTTAGCCCAGAAACTGAAATATTATTATTTGTTATTAAAGCAATAGAACCAAAACCTGACTGTCCCGAAAGTATGGGAGTAAGGGTGATACCTGCATCAGCAGTGGTTGTCACACTTCCTAAAGCTGAAGTAACAGACTGACCTGTTGGGAGTACATTGGAGTCGGCTACAACATTGACTGTAACATCTCCTACAGAGGAAACTAAACTAGGAACAACTGCTACTGCTTGAGCGTTTACTCCAACACCACTGACTGCTGCTGTGGCTTGTTGTCCAGTTGGAACCACTTTTGCTTCAGCGTCTGTTATAACAGAACCGAGAGCAGAAGTTACGCTTACCCCTGATACACTTATGTTTGCAGCACTTAGAGTTGTTACAGTTCCGAGAGTAGAAGTTACACTCAGACCTGATAAAGTTGTATTTGCTTCTGCTACTATAGAAGAAGTGCCTAGTGTAGACGTTAAACCAAATCCAGGAACAACTACATTTGCTTCAGCAGCAAAAGACAGTGTTCCAAGTGAAGATGTGGCGGATAAACCACTAAGAGTAACAGGTATGCCCTCACCCCATGTGAGTTGACCCCATGTACCTCGACCCCAACCGTTTATGTTAGCCATTACTGGCTCCTACTAAGCGATTCTTATAATAGCTGTACCTGATGCTGCTGCTGGGAAAACAATTGTAAAGTCTCCTGCTGTTGAGGTTTTATCTCCACCAAAATCAATGGTGGCGACTGATCTATCAGAGTTAGTGTCGTTATAGATCATACAACCTCTGGCAGTGATGGTAGCTGTGCCAAAAGTTAAATTCGCAAAATCAGTAAACCCTGTGGTACCTGAACTTGTTGGATTAACATTAGTTAATGCTGCTCCTCCAGAAGTATAGTTAGTACCAGTTGCTTGACCTGTTGTGGTAAAAGCTGTTGTGGTAGCACCTAAAGTTGCTGAACTTGTGTATAAAGCTAACTTAAAAGAGTTGCCGCCAGAAGCTAGAAAATTATGTTTTGCTTCTAGTAGCTCTTTTTTGAAGCTAGTAGTTAGTGTAGATGTAATTGCCATATTAAAGTTCCTTAAAAATCTTAGCTAAATCTTCGTGTCCTTGTGCTAATAATAGATTATGTATTGTGCACCGTTCACTATTGATTGCCTGCTTTATATAATAAAGTATTGTGTTGTAAATAGCTAGTCTATATGCCTCTGCTTGTTGTCTAATATGTGGTGCAGCGTTTTCACTTATGCCACATATCCTATCTGTGCACTGTTCTGCCCAAAACTCTGGGTCGTGACCTTTATTATTTTCTGTTGCTACAGAAATCAAACCAAGGTTTCCCATAACTGTGTCTTCTATCATATTAATACCTTTTAGCTTCTGGTGGATGATCCATCACAGTTCGAACTTCGGTGATGCTGTTCATTTGTTCTTCATGTAAAAGTTTATTGTACTTAGAAAGTTTAATTTGTCTGTAAGTTCCTTCATCATCGACAACTAAAATATCAGGGTCGTCAAGTCTATGATACCCATATACTCTTGAGTCAATAGGTACATCTGTATCTAATAAGCCAGATCTTGCGGCAACGTTTACTATCATTCCTCTCTCTATACATTTAGCTAACCAGAACTCACAACAAGCTTTTCCTGCTTCTGCAAAATGTAAATTACCTCTGTAACTAAAATCAATTCCAAATAAATTTATACTTGCTACTTTATTGTATAAAGCAAAAGCAAAAGCAAAAGGCACGGTGTTATTTAAGTAAGCACAATCTGCTTCTTGTGCAACTTCTTCTAGTGGGTAAAGGACTGCTGAAGGACACCTTTCATCGAGTTCACAAGTGTATATAGGTGTATCAGCCACAGGTAACCAACGTCTCATAATGTCTGTCTGGGTTCCTGCATCATCTGTGTCCATAAATCTACTTACAGGGTCTAACATAAATACTCTATCGCATTTAGTTATCGCTCCCATACAATTTATTCCCCAAACCTCATCGTATGTTTTTGAATGTACTAAACTAAGGTGAAAATCTAGTTGACTCTCTCCCATAGCAACTATGGCAATGTTCTTGCCTTCGAGTTCTTTTATTCTCATGCTTGTGGTTCTCTCCGTATCTCATCGTACCTGTAATGGTCTCTAGTTGATTTAGCTTCTCCAAGATTTTTTAATCCTAGCAAAGCCTCCTGAAACTTCGATTCATATACTGGTATTGCTTCGTAATTTTTGAGATACGTGCATGCTTCTACTAAGCTACCATATAAGATAGCATTAGGTGCATGTTTAGACAACCATGTGGTTGCAGATCCACTTGTACTAGTCAAAGATGCTGGTCTATGATAGTAATGGAGCTCCACTGTGTACCCAGAATCAGGTGTGGGAGCTAATATAAAAGAGTCTTCATCAAATTCTGCGTAATATTTAGGTAGCCCTGTGGTTGAAGAATTTGGTGTGAAATCTCGTATAAAAGAAACTTGTTTTAATAGTAAGAAATTATAATTACTACTAGAATCAATGACAGCTAAACTAAAAGGTGCTAAATAATCACTAGGCATGGTAAGGTATGTATTTCCATTAGTTACTGTGCCTGTCTGATTCTTTTTAAAATCATCAAGCTGTACATTTTTTAAAATACGTTCTTCTGCAGTTTTAATAAAATTATCTAGATTACTTACAAAACTAGTTTCCGTGCTTTCTTGGTAATCTTGTATGGCTGATTTTAAAGTAGCTAGTGTAAAACTCATGATGTACCTACTGTTACTGTACCTACGCTTGCTGTTAATTTAGGCATGTTATACATTGAACCTATTGTATCACTATTTTGTGCCCACATGATAGGGGAACTTATGCCTGCTGAATCTTTAGGGTTAGAAACTATAACGTAACCTTGTCCTGTGGTAGGAGCTGGGTTAGTTGGTCGTGGCTGATAAAGTGACTCGGGGTCGGTTATATGATGAGAAGGTTCTAGTTGAGGTGATTTAGGTTCGTAACATTCACCACAAACTTTAAATCCAGTCCATTCTTTTCTTAAGTCAAGATAAGGTACATCAAAACCACATCGGTCGCATATCGCTCTTGCGTATTTACCCTGAGCGTAAGCCATTAGTAGAATCTCCTAGAAGGCGTCAACATAAGTGAAGCCCTATTTCTATCCTCGTCTGCTGCTAATTTAAAATCTTGTTCGTATTGTTGTTTTAATATTCCTGCTTTTTGAGGATTCTTTTTTAATGCTATATAGTAAGCCAAACCACTGACCATGCAAGGTATGAATCTTGAAGGTACTTCAGGATTCTCAGCCGATGTATTTACATCATCAATACGTTGTATTCTATAAGAAACTAACTTGTAGTTAGCACTGTCTGGTGTTGGCCATATATTTACGACTGGTGTAATTTGTCTGTCTACAAAATATTGTGTAGGTCTGGCTTGAGAGGTTTTATTAGGAATATTTAAAAATTCTTGTCTACCTATTCTATCTATTTCAATATCTGTTGAAGGACTAGTGCTGCTGTCTCGTATAACAGCAGAAAGTATATCAATATCATATGCGTTCATAGTGTATTGATTAGTGCCTTGGACTAAATCTAAAGAAACTTCTTCTATAGTCCAAAGATTAACACCTCTGTTTGCCCAGTCTGCAAACATGATGTTTAAAGAACGTCTAGCAGTTCTAGCATCGTACCCTGTACGTTGTTCTAGTCCTGCTAGTTCGTAAGCCTCTTCTATAGTATCAGCTATATCTAAGGCAAAAGTTTTAGTGCCTGAATAAGCCATTTACTTAAAACTCTTTAAATAGAGTTAGTACTATAACGTACGAGTCGCCACTTGAGGCACCTGTAGTTGTTAGTAGTATATCTCCTGTTTTTCCACCTGATGCAGCAGTATTTCTTATACCGCCAAATTCTGTAAAATCTTCGTCAGTAGTGTAGTCTGAATTTAGATCCCAACAGATAGTATTAGTAGTAGCGTCCCACAAAAGTTTGACACTCATCCCAAAAGTTGAATAAACAATTTTAGCTAACCTTACACCAGTACATGTTGCTCCATCACTAGTTCTAGTTGCTAAACCACTTACATCAACCTTATTTACTGCTGCCTCGCCAGTTCCATCGGATGTGTTGGTCAGCTGAATAACAACTGACCTATCACTATCTGACAGAGTTGTTGAAGTTACTGCGTCTGC